AAACAGATCAAAATTTGCAAAATGTAATTCTTGATGCAGCAAATGATTTGTTTGTTGATTTTAGACTTACTCTAATTTCAGGCAGCCCAATTACAATCAATAGCATTAATGTAAAGTACACGCAATCAGCTGACGCAAAAGATCCGTATTTAGGGTTTACGCCAGCTATGTTAGTTTCCGAAAATGGAAACATAAGTAATCTAACCAAAATTGAAAATTTTACTTTTAGGCCGTACGCAGTTAACCCTGCTATTGTTTTATACAAAAATTTAGCTTATACCGTTAACCAAATGTTTGGGCACGACGTTATGTATGCAAGAGCTGTTCCTATGGCAATTGGAAGAGACGTTACTTTGCATGAATGGACGTTATATGATGTTGATGATCCTAAGTGTATTAAGGTAATGGTACCAAAAAATGAATTCCCTGATAACCAAATTTCTTTTAACCCAATGGGTATGGATTTTGAGATGCCATTTGAATGCCACATTGTCAAGGAATACTATGAAGAATTATTTGGTATAGGCACCGGGCCGCAAAAAAGAGACATCATCTATTTTCCATTAACTAATAGGATATACGAAATAGAGAGTTCATATCTATTTAAAGGCATAATGCAAAAGGAGGTTTACTGGAAAATAAACCTACAAAAATATGCGCCTAAGTCTAACAGATATGAGCCCCAAGATTTACGAGAGCAGCTTGATATTATTTCATTTGATTCGGAAGAGCAGTTTGGAGAGGAAGTAGAATTAAATGCTACTAATATAACAATACCACAGCAATTTGATACAAAGATTGGTTCAAATAAGTATGACCCTATTCGTTTAAATATCAATGATAGTTTAATAATATCAAATACAAAGATTGAAAACTATTCAATTATTTTGTCAGAGTCTCAATACGATTTACGTTCAATTTACGACTCAAAACTTGCAACGCAATTAACCGCTATTGAATATAAGTCTCCTGTTAATTTCCCAGCAAGCGATGACAAATCAGTGTGTATGTGGTTTAAAGAATTAAAACCAATTAACAAAATATATAAAGATAATCTTAATTCTTTATCAAGAGGCACAGCAGGTGCACAAACTACACCAATAACATTTAGAATAACAGTAAAGAGGCAATACACAGTTGGTCAATTTATTAAAATTACACGAATCAATGGTTTAACTCTATTTGGTAAGATTGCAGCAAGGACGCTTACTAATAATTATGAAGAATACGTAATAAATGTAAGCAACGAAATAATTGCATATTTAGATGTATATTACAACGGCTGGGCAAACTCGTCATCCGGGGCTGCTGCTGAGTTAATTAATGAGCAAATCTTATTTGATGGCTACAAAGAAAATAAGGGTTGGAGACTATCAATATTTGCCAGCCGATATATTGTTTTTAAAGACGCACAAAAAGAAACTATTAATATTCTCCCAACCAATTTAGTGGAAGATTATTGGTATGCTATCTTTGTAAACATATCAAATTTTTATCGTCAATTAACAGTTGATTTATGGGTTAGGAAGTGGAATGAGCTAACGCCTCAGCCAATTGCAACAACTGAATTGGAGAATATATATTCAAATACTGTAAGCATTACACAAATTGACAGGTCAAACACAACGAATAATTACGCGTTAGTGGCATCAAATTTAGCAATAACAAACCTTCGTTTATTTGATAAAATAGAAACAGAACAAAACAAGCAATCTATAATTTTAAATCAAGCTGTTGTTCAAGATTCTGAATTTGCAATTATTATTGACAATGCAACGCAAAGGCTAGTATTACCGTGGATTGGACAAACTAAATAACCTATGAGAAAAATACCAGAAGAGAAAAAAAAGGAGATAGCAATCAAGGACGAACTTGAATCAATGTTATCCGATGGGATTGACAACAATTTAATATTTGATATTGAGAGTATAAAAAGCATACCTGCGCCCAATACAACCTTTATGGACTATGTAAAAGTTAAGGGGTATTCCGATGAAAATGCTAGTCATATTGTTAATTCAATATCAGTGTTTTATCTTACTACTGATATTGTCAATGAAATTGAATATATTAAGCAAAAGATTAACGTAGACAAAATAACATTGTCTAACTTGCTTTTTCAAATGAAAACTGCAGAACATGCAATTATTAAAATACTTGAAGATATTGATAACGGAAATTTAAGTCCAAGAACTTTTGAAGTTTTGTCTGCATTACAAAGATCTAAAATGGACATTGTAAAACAGTTTCAGCATTTTATGGTTGTTATGGAAAACAACTATAAAAGTTTAAAAGAAGACTATAGGGTTAAAAAATCAGACGAACCTATGCAAATTGAAGAATTCAGCAACGCTGAAGATTCTAATTATCAAATGAGAGGGACGCGCCAATTGGTTGAAACTTTAAGAGAAGCTGTTGGTGAAAAACGTGCTAGTTCAAATCCAAACGAAATAAAGATAGATAAAGATGTCAAATAGAGGAAAAATTTGGAACAGCAAAAAGATTTCAGAAGAAATTGATAAAATAGAGCGTGGATTAGTTGCTGATTATTCTCCATTTTTTGACGGTAAAATTGATATGAAAGCGCCTGATATTGTGTACGAATACACAAAGGAAGAGCTTGAAGAATTAGCTAGATGCGCGGCAGATGTAGTGTATTTTGGTAATAATTATTGTTTTTCAATGACAGACGAAGGTATTCGTAAAATTGAACTGCGGCCGTACCAAGAAGAAATGCTATCTGCATTTCAAGATAACCGATTCGTTGTTATGCTTGCCAGCCGGCAAATTGGTAAGTGCGCTTCATACGATACAAAAATTAATGTTAAACATAAAGATGGCTCATCACAATTAGTATCAATGGGGCACTTATATTTTATGGTTCTTTCAACGGAAAGAAACTTAACAATTGCAGAAAAAATAAAGTGGTTTCTATGGAAACTCTATGATAAACTTTGAAAAATTTCCAAATGGCTAAAACTTATATTAAAAAAGTTATTCTTCTGTTAATTGCTTTGGTAGAAAAGTGTGAGTATCTTAATTTAGAGCTTAACGAAGATGACGTATCAAAAAAAATAATCAGATCTTTAGATCTTGAAGGCTACCAAGTAGAGACTGATAGTGGTTGGCAACCAATTACGCAAGTTCATATAACGCAGCCATACAGAATGTGGAGGCTGATCACGGATAGCGGCAAGACATTAGACTGTGCAGACAATCACAAAGTCTTTACTACTAACAAACAAGAAATATTTGTCAAAGATTTACATGTAGGAATTCCAGTTTATACAAAAAATGGCTATGAAATAGTTACGTCCATTGAGCCAATCGGCCGATCTGTTTCCATGTTTGATGTAACAGTAGATCACCCAGATCATAGATATTATAGCAATGGCATTTTAAGCCATAACACGGTGACTTCTTCCATTTTCATTTCATGGTACCTTTGTTTTCATAGCGATAGAAATATCATGGTTGTGGCAAATAAGCTACAAACAACCAGCGAAATTGTAGATAAAATTAGAACAGTTCTAAAGAACCTTCCGTTTTTTATGAAACCTGGTATCTCAGCGGGTGGTGTAACTGGTATGAGGTTTGATAACGGCTGCCGTTTATTTTCTCAAGCAACAACAAAAACAGCTGCTATTGGTTTTACAATACACTTATTGTTTGCTGATGAGTTTGCTCATATTCACCCTAACTTTTTACTACCATTTTATCGATCAATATATCCAACTCTGTCTTCGTCACAAGTATCAAGAATGATTATTTGTTCCACTCCAAATGGGATGAATCTTTTTTATGAAATATATAGTGGTGCAATAGAGAGAAGAAATAACTATGCACCTATTCGTGTTGACTGGTGGCAGGTTCCCGGCAGAGACGAGGAATGGAAACAGAGAGAAATTGCAAATTTAGGTTCAGAAGAATTATTTAATCAAGAATACGGAAACCAATTCTTAGCGTCTTCAAGACTCTTATTTGATTCAAATACTCTAATGCTAATGAAAAGAGTGTGCAAAGAATTTATATGCAAAGAAACTGATACATTTTTAGATTATCCAAATGAAAATAATTGCCTAAAGTGGCTACCTTCGTTTGACCCAGGCGATACGCAAAAGACAGATCATTTTGTATTTGCGGTAGACCTTGGAGACGGGGTTGGTCGGGATTATTCAATTATTAATATATTTAATGTAATACCACAGTCTATTGCATCTATAAGAAGCATTAAAAATTATGAAGACGAATCAAGTTTCTTTAGGCTAAACCAAGTAGGTTTATTTAGATCTAACACTCATTCAGTTGAAGAATTATCAAAAGTGCTTGAGCTGCTTGTATTTGATCTTTTTTCTCCTGAACAATGTAAGATTGTTCTTGAAATAAACTATAAAGGAAATTTAGTGTATGAAAAATTATCAAAGAACCGAGAATTTTATCCGGAAATTTTCTTGCATACAAAACATTCAATTGCAAACGATAGTCTAAAGTTAGGAGTTAAGATCCAAAAAGATAACCGAGAAATATATTGCCGTGAATTAAGAAACCTAGTTCGTAACAAAAAACTAATAGTAAATGAATCTAGAACATTTGATGAATTGGCTTCTTTTGGTATTAATTCAGTTGGGCGATATGAATCTCAATTAGCAAATGACGATATTGCAATGTCTTGTGTTAATTTAGTTGCTCTGTATAATAATGAAGACTTCAATTATATAATTGAGTCAATATATGATGACATACCGCAAAAATATAAAACTGCAATAGAAAACCAAATGTTAGTTGGCGAAGAAAGCGAATCTGATTACACTGAAATTTTTAAGGTCATAGGAAATATGGAAAAAGACGGGTTTCAACACAATTCAAATTTTAGGTCAAGATATACTAGATAACACGGTATTGCAAAAACTATGATTATTTTCATAGATATATAAAGTAAATAAAATATAAAAAGAAAAATAACTAAAAAGCAGAATGGCTAAAATCACACTTGATCTTAACAGGTTTAAAGCCTCTGGTGTCTACACTATTGAGTTTGATGCTTCAGAAAGAATTGTTGTATCTACGCAGACCATACGTCTAGTTGTAGGTTTTTCTAGAAAAGGACCTTTTAATGCTCCTGTATTTTTACGTGATGTAGCAACTTCACGTAAAGTATTTGGTGCAGTTGATAGCTTTCTTGAAAAACGTGGATCATTTTTTCACAGAGCATTAGAAACATGTTTACAAACAGCACCAGTATTTGGTTTAAATTTATTACCTCTAAATAATGCACCAGTAAATGAAGGCGGCGATGCAGTAGAATATCGTTCATTTGGTTTGGCAGCAAACGAATCTAACGGTTTAGTTAGCAAAGCATTGCTTTCATCATTCTACAATAAAGAACGTTTTTGGTCACCAGACGAAGATTATTTGCAAGCAACTGTAGACAATAAGCCAGCTGATACCGGACGTTTATTTAACTTTGTTAATCTTGGACAAGAAGTACAAAGTGTAATTGTTCGTAAGTCAGAAAACGCTTCATTATATAATGTTACCGCTAATGATTATTTTGGCAGAGGCAATGTTCCTGTCTATATGAATGACACTGATTATGTGTCAGACTATTTTGTAGATGTGTATGTAGTAAGAGGCGATTGGACAAATCTTAGGGCTCTTTCACAAGATCCTTTATTTTCAAAATACTTTGATTTAAGAGGGGTTATTAAGAACCGATTCTTTGAATTCTTAGGTCTTAATGATGTAACATTAACTGCTTCATTTACCGGAGCAATTATACCTGACTTTATCGATAATAATGGATCAAACCAATCTATTGATGTAATTGTAAACTCAGCAGTTGCAATAACTGGTATTTTCTGTAATCTAAACAAAGAAAAGTTTGACGATTACGAAAATTCTAAATATAAAGTTGATATGCTTGGAAACAGTTTAATTAATACAACTGATGATATTATTGATTTCTTATCATATAATACACCAATCAAAGCTACATTAACTGCAACTGGTTTAAAGACCTTAACCGCAGCAGAGCAAGCAACTTCAAATACTTCACCGGTAGTTTATTTTAAATCGTATCCGTACGGTGGAAACTCTGGTAAATTTAATAACGTTTTAGTAATACCTAAGCCATATCCGTCTGACACTACTTTTACAGTGGCAATGTATAATGCGCTAGTTACATCGCTTACAACAAATTCTTTAATCAAAACTGAAGGCGCTAGTACATTTTTAAATTCATTGATGCCTACTGATTTTGTTAAAGTTGACAATATAGTAGACACAGGAAGTTCTTTAGAAATAAAATTAAGTAACCCTTTACACGGCGATGTAAACTATAATTCTGCAACAGGATATTGGTACGGAACCATTAATACAACTGCTGCTAATGCAGTCCCAAGCATAGCTAACGTAATTGCAGTAACAGATTTCCCTGCCGGCGCAACTGCTGCAGCTGGGGATATTATTTTAATCGAGGCTCCTGGTTATGCTAAGTATTTTGGTGTTAGCGGTGCAGCAAGTTCTAGCAACGTTACTACAATTACAGTTAAAGGAACAGGAAACATAGCTGGCGCAAATCCTGCATCTAAATTCCTTGACAAATATGGTGTTGTTGGATTTAGCGCTGATGAATTCACTTCTTATCAGCAGCCTTCTGATATTAAAGTTACATTACTTAAAACTGCGGGCGCAACTGCAAGTTCTCTAGTTCCTAAAACTACAATTACAGGCGGTGCAACCGGGTTTAACTATGTATTAAATCCAGACTTATTATATTCAAAAGTTAAAGGCTTAGGCCAAACAACAGCATACGAAGCAGCTGCTAACCAAGTACAATTGTACAATGGAGCTGATTATTCAACAGCTATTGCTGGTACATGGTATTTATATAGCAGTAACAGTAATACTCCAGCTTATGTTTTATCTGGCGCTGACCTAGGAAATTGCAGAATTTCTAATACTGGAACAGTTAACCCATTTAATGGAATAACAGGAAATGTTAAAGTAACTTTACCAGGCGGACAAAATTTTTATGGATTAATTGGTAATACAGCTTCAACTATTAGCCAAACTGCATACAATCTTACAGCGGCTGCCGGGCTACCTAGTATTGCTTCTCTTGCTACATGGGAAGCTTACCCAGGAAGCAAACTTGCAACTAAGGTATCTTCAAATCTTGTAATTGATGGTGATAGAGTTAAATACGGAGTAGGCTCTTCTCAATTTAATTACATTAATGTTACCCCTGGTGTTAGCCGTGGTACAGATCCTTATACTCTAGTTGCTTATGGTTTAAATGGCGCTAGTGTTGAGCAATATACATCTGACACACTAATAACACCAGCTGATGCTACTTTTGCTGATGTAAATAATACATACATAGACAGTGCAATATACACTGACGGAAGTGTAGCAACAAATGATGTTGCGGTTTATTCTTCTCTTGCTAAAAATATTAGTGAGCAGATTAATATAGAGTCTACTGGTATTTATGGTGGAGGAAAGAAATTCAAGCTTAACTTAGCTAATTCAGCAAAATTAAATGTTGGTGATTATGTTAAAACTGTTGATAATAAACTTACTCGAATAATAACCAAGGTTAAAACATTAGATATATTAACTGGCTTGCCATTTTATGAATATACCGTTCTTTTAACGCCTGGTGTTGATATTGTTGCAGGTATCGAAAGAATTACTAAATTTTCTCCAATTGAATTATTCTGTGATCGTTACCAATTTACTAAGTTTTCAGGTTTTAAATTAACCGATTACCACTTGCCTGGAACTCCAGCACAGCTTGAAAAAATTTATGGTGTTCTTGAAAACACTAATTTATCAACTACATTAGCTGACAAGGATGTAATTCAATTTAGATATATTGTAGATACATTCAACGGTGGTCTTTTACCTGGTATGGGTCCTAAGCAATACTTAAGCCGATTAGCAATGAATCGTCAGAAATGCCTAGCGTTCCTAAATGCTCCTTCTATTGCAGAATTTGTTAACTCAACAGATCCAAGATTTACTGAGCAGCCAGATGCAGCAGCTGGAAATCCAACACCAGTATTAAACACTTCTTATATTGCAGACGGCGGTAATCTTTCTTTAGGACCATCATTTACTTGGGGTTTACCTAGCGAAGATCAAGGTGCTAAATTTATTGGGGTATTTTCACCAAATGTTATTATTCGTGAAAACAACAAAAATATTAGTATTCCACCTGCCGCTGATGTATCGAATAATTTTATTCGTAAGTTTGTAAATGGTGAACCTTTTGCAATTGTTGCAGGACCTAGACGTGGTGTTATATCGAATCCAAAGTTTGTAAAAATGGAATACGATTTCCTACTTAAAGACAGAGAATCATTAGAGCCACTTGGTGTTAACCCAATTGTTACCGTTAAGAATGTAGGACCTATGATTTTTGCAAACCAAACTGCGTATCAAAGAACTTTATCAGCGTTTAACAATCTTCATGTTAGAGATCTTCTTATTACAATTGAAGATGCTATCGAGGAAATATTAGGCAACTATTTATTTGAATTTAACGATGCATCAACTCGCCTTGAAATTCGTTCAATTGTAGAAACATATCTTGATACTGTTAGAAATGCTGGCGGTGTATTTAATTACGCTGTTATCATGGATGATACAAATAATACAGATGCTATTATTGACCAAAACTTTGGAATCCTTGATGTTGCAATTGAACCATCTCGCGGTATACAGAAATTTATTAACCGTATTACAATCTTAAAGACTGGTACAATTAGTTCAGGCGGTTTCTCAGCAGCTTAATCTAAAATAATACAGAAAAATAAAAATAAATAATAACAATGGCAGGACTTCCACATTATAGAAATTCAAAGGCGGCAATGCAAAAATTTGAACCTGTGTACTTATCACAGTTTGAAATTCTTCTTACGCCGCCGCCGGCTGTTACTGGATGGACTCTAGTAATGGAAAACGTCACAAAGGTTTCCGGCGTTGACACTAACAAAGTACCAGCACCAGTTATCCAAAAATATAAGTCAGCGACGCGTTCATTTTCTGGCGGTGTTGTAGACGATACTAGCATAAATATTGTAATAGACTTTGAGGTTAACTTAGACGAAAGCAATTCAATGTATGTATACAAAGCATTGCGTAAATGGTGTGATTTAGTTTATGATCCGTTAACTGGACGTATGGGTCTTAAGAAGGACTATGCAGGTGGACCTTTAATTATTAATTATTTTAATAAACAAGGTGATATTTTCCGTCAAGTTAAAGCACCTGTGGTATTCCCTACAACACCAATTACACCAATTGAATCAGAGTTTGCAAGTAACGATATTTACAGGATAACTGGATTTACATTGCGTGCTGATTACTGGGAAGAAACTATTCTTTAATATTTTGTTACAATTTATCAGTAATTTAAAAACAGGACTTAAGTCCTGTTTTTTTTTCTTAAACTAATAAGAACTAATATAGGTGTGAGATATATATTAAAATAAATAAATTCTCATGGAAGAAAATAAAAATCTTATACAAGATCTAGAAAAAGAAGCGCAACTATTGGTGCAATCCCAAGAAAGCGTTGTACAAACTCCAGTAAGTAATCCTGTGTCAATTGGCAGGGCTCAAAAATTTCAAGACGATGAAGATGGCAACGATATTCTTGCTGCAGAAATTGGCTGGAAAAATTTGCCTTTAGACTCTTTGCCTTCGCAGGGAATGTTTTATGCAAGCGGCACACAGATAGCAATAAGAGCAGCTACTGTTTCTGAAATTCGTCATTGGTCAACTATAGATGAAAATGATTTATTAAGCCTAGACGATATGCTTAATTTTATTATTGAAAAATGTTGTAGAATTAAAATACCTGGTAAGCCAGGCAGCTATAAAGATATTAAAGAAATTGATCGTTTTTATCTAATTTTTGCAATTAGGGATTATACATTTAAGAACGGCGAAAATCGTTTATATGTATCTGCGTTCGACGAAGACGGTTCAGAGCAAAAAGTAGAAGTAACAAAGGACTCTTTAGATTATTTTAATCCAGATCCAAAGTTAATGAATTACTATAAGCAAGATGAGCAGTGCTTTGATATAGTAATGAAAAATGGCGAAAAATTTAAAATATTTTTGCCTTCATTAGGGGTTATGTCGTTTATTAAAAATTACATCAAACAAAAACAGCAGGCAAATCAAAACTTTGATAAAACCTTTATTAAGTACGCGCCATATTGTTTTGGGGATTGGAAAACCCTAAACCAAAACTCATACGATAAGGCAGTACAAGATTCATTTACTTGGAGCCTAACAAAAATATCAGTAATTGATAAATTAGTCGAGCTATTAGCATCTAGCATTAATCCAACTATTAAGTATCAAACTTCTGGCGGGGGAGAAGCTACAACATCGCTAAACTTTCAAGGGGGAATCAAAACTATTTTCCTTATTTCAGATATCTTTGACGAATTGGTTTGATGCTGAGTTTATACTTCTTAAAGTTTTACGTTTACAACCGTCTGAGCTGGAAAAAATGGAATTTTATCGCGCAGAATTTTTAATGGAAAATCTAAAGAAGTATAATGAAGAAGAAGAAAATAGACGATCAGCCCAAGAAAAAGAACATAATGCTGATGACCAATTAGGATCTGCTAAAAACATGATGAAATCAATGCAAAGCAGTATGCCTAATTTCAATATGCCAGCAATGAATATCCCAAAAATACCTGGCTTTTAAGACAATCGTATGCAGGGACTAAAAAAGTATTTATGATAAATGTCATTAGCAAACCAGTCCAATGAAAGACTTGGGCAATTAGTTTCCCTAGCAGCAAAAATAGAATCTCATTTATCAGGAGGGTCTGCTGCTAATAAAAAAGGTTCAAAACTAACCCAATCAAATAACGGCAGCAGCTCTACTCTAAGTAAAGACGCTGCCGTTATTGGTGGTTTATCAAGTTCCTTAAGTAATCTTATTGTTAATGTTAATAAAATTGATCCTAATGCAGGTGATAAACTTTCAATGTTTATCATTAAAATGTCCACTGCAGTTAAGGAGGCAAGCGCAGGGTTAAACCAGTCTGATGTTGATTCTTTAAATAAAAATTTAGGAAGCTTAGTTAGCGGTGCAGCAGGATTTATGAAAGAGATGGCTAAATCAGCCCTGTATGGTATACCTGCCGTGCTAGGCGCCGCGTTTTTTGGGGCAACTGTAAGAACATTGTTATTCACATTAAAAGGTATGCCTGCTTTATCTGAAGATTCTAGAGAAACATTAAAAACTATTAATGATATTGCAAAAGGCTCTCTTGTATTTGGTCTAGCAATGGCTGCATATAATTTAATAGGAGCATTGGCATTATCAGGCGCAGCATTTTTTGGTTTAACAGTTGCACTAACTTTTAAAGTGCTGAATTCTTTGGACAATATTAAAAATAGTAAACAAAGTCTTAAAACTATAACAGCTATTGGAATAGCAGCAGCTATTTTTGGAGTTGCGATGGCCGGAATTGGCTTGATGTCAGAACAAGTTGCAAAAGGCACTCTAGTTTTTATATTAGCAGCATCAGCTACATTACTTGTTTTTAGTTTATTAGGCGCAGCTTTGCCTGCGGTAAAATTAGGAGACTTTGCATTAGGATCTATTGTAAGAGGTGCTGCAGTTTTTGCAATTGCAATGATAGGCATTGGATTCTTTGCACAGCAGTTTGCATTTGGTACTCTAGTTTTTATATTAGCAGCTAAGTTTATCTTATCTTTATTTTTAACAGCTGCTCTTGAATTTCCTGCTGTAAAAGTAGGAGATCTTGCATTAGGAACTATCATAAAGGGCGTGGCGGTTTTTGCAATTGCAATGATAGGCATTGGATTCTTCGCAGAAAAATTTGCATTAGGCACGTTAACTTTTATATTAGCAGCGGGAGCAACTCTGCTTGTTTTTGGCCTATTAGGCGGAGCTTTGCCTGGCATAAAAGCAGGCGCAGAAGGAATACAGACAATATCTAAATCAATTATTCCGTTCACACTTGCAATGATAATTGCAGGATTTTTTCCTGAAAAGATTGCAGTTGGGGCATTAGTATTATCAACAGCTGTGCTTCTTGTTGGTGGTGCCACATTAATATTAGGATTGGGTAAAGATAAAGTAGAGCAAGGCGCTAAAGCAATTCTTAAATTATCTATAGCAGCAATAGCATTTTCTGCAGCTCTTCTTATTATAGGACTTATTCCTATAGACTCACAAACTTTATTAGAAAAACTAAAGGTTGTTGCATATGCAGTTATAGGACTAGGTCTAGCTGCAGCTATATTGGGAAGCATAAGTAAACAAGCTGAAAATGGCGCAGCTATTTTAATTGCGCTAGGCGTTTCATTTGCAATTTTTGCAGGGACCCTTTCTATATTAGCAGCAATTCCAGTAGATTCGCAAACTTTGCTGGAAAAATTAGGAATTATAGCACTTGTTATAGTAGGTCTAGGAGTAGCCGCTGCTATATTAGGTTCTCCAGCAGTTGCACCGTTTGCTGCAGTGGGAGCTGTTGTTTTAGGTGTATTAGCCGTATCTTTAGCAATTTTTGCTGGTGCTATTTTTCTTCTATCAAAAACTGATCTTAAACCAGAAACTGTAGATCAGCTTACGTATGCAATAAAAGAACTTGGCAATACTCTAGCATTTGCAGCATTATTAGCAATTCCTATGGCAATTGGCGCAGGTGGATTAATTGCTTCTTCAGTTTCCATAATTACCTTATCTATTGCACTTGCAGCTTTTAAAGCTGTAGAATTTACAGAAGAGGACGGTAAATCAATTGGCACCGCAATATCTTCTGTTGTGCAGGGATTTGTTCATGCTCTTGACGGCGTATCGCCAATGGAATTATTTAAGGCAATGGCAGCAATCCCATTAGTTGGACAAATGGGCAATGCTCTAGTTTCTCTTGCTTCTGGCGTTAAAGCAATGGCAACTCTTTCATTCACTGAAATGGAATATGATAAGGCCGCTGGCAAACTTGTACCAAAAAGAGTTGTTAAATTAACTGATACTGAAATTCAGCAAGTAGGTCCTAATGTTGCGGCCATATTAAATGCTTTAGCTATGCCTCTTACTATGTTTGGGATGTGGTCACAAGCAGGGTCTGTTGGTTTTGGTCCTTTTTCTATTGGCCCTGATTATATGAATAAAGGTATTGAAGCTGCAGCTAAGATAGGCGGGGCATTATCTTCTATTGCATTTGGTGTTGCTAATATGGCAAATCTTAATGTTGTAGAATATGAAGTGATTAACCCTGGTACTTCTAAGGCTAAAATAGTCCCAAAAAATATAAGAAAGCTAAGCCCTCTTGATTTTGTAATGGCAGCAATCAATACGGATTTAATACTAACAACTATTGCTCAGCCGCTAGTGGATTTTGGAAAGAAATTTAGCGAAGGCCAAGGTTTATTTTCAGGTGGATTTCTTGAAAAGGGTATTGAAGGAATTGCTAAAATAGGAGACCCATTATCAAAAATTGCTGATGCAATACTAAAAATGGCCGGCGGGCAAGTATCAATAAATGAAGTTGTTTCTGACGGCAAAGGCGGAAAGAAATTGGCGCTTAAGGCGGTTTTATCATTTGCTGACGCAATGCCTATAGCATATAAAAATGCAACTGCTCTATTGCAAGGTCCAAACTCTTTAGCGCAAGTGTTAATTAATTTTGCTGCTTATATCGAAGAAAATGAAGATGCTTTTGAAACAGCCACTGAATTTATGCCAGAATTTGAAAAGGCAATAACCTCCTTGTCTAAAATTTCAACTGATTATAAGTCAATAATTGAAAATTTAGAAAAAACAGTTAAACCTACAGTTAATCCAAATGTAATCTTTACAAATCTTGCAAACAGCGTTATTAAGATACATAATTCTTTTACCAAAATGGGTAGCAGCGGTATTACACTATATTCTAATTTTGTGACAACAACAACAAAGCTAACAAATATTATTACGCCGTTTGAAAAGTTTACTAAATTATTTGGTACTTTTACAAAAGATATGGGCAGTTTTGTTAAGGCCTGGGATTCTTTTGGTATTGACGATGCAAATAACTTTAAGACCTACGCAGATTCTTTAGACAAAATATCAAAGATAGACGTTAACAAATTAAAAGAAACAACTCAAATAATTAAAGAGCAAACTTTAAAACAAAAAGAGGCTTCTTTTAATAATAGCAATAACTTTGCAAGGGCAAACCAAAATCAAAGTCCGCCTGCTGCAATGAATACAAACCCAGGCGGCGGCCAAAATATGAATGTTAGTGCAGCCAATGTAAAACCTACTGTGGCTGAAGAAAAGAAATCTAGCGGATTAGGAGTTAATCCTGGTACCGTTATTGCAGAACTACACGTTACAAATTTGTATATAAATAATAAACTGCAATAAAGAGTTATAACAAACTAAAAAAATAACAAGTAATGGAAACAACAAGCTTTATTAAATTTAAGGACTGGGAATCCCAAAAACATAAGCAAATTGACGAAGATTCTAATAAAGAGATGACTAGTAACAGTCAAGATGCTAGCGATAATAATACAGAAAATGCAGCGTTAATAGCCCAGCTTAACGATGTTATTATGCAGCGTAAGCAGGCAATCCGCGATAAGCACGATTATACTGCTCAAATATTAGAAATTGACGCTAAGCTTCTTAAATTAGCTATTGAAAAAAATGATCTTACAAAAAAGAAGAACGATTTAGAAGCAGCTAAAGAAATAGCAATGATAAATAGAAAAGAGGGAAAAACAAATGTCAAAGAAAACTAACAGAGCAGTAAACTTCGCCGAATTTAATTCTGGTGAAACAGACGCGTACGAACCGCCAAAATACTTAGTAAAGCCACAGCCTAATGATACTGGCTTCTTTATGTTTAAGAAAGAGTTCGACAATCAAAAATCATACTTCCAACCAAGAATTGCTAGTAATAATCCAGAAATTCCTACTAACGAATCAAATGAAAACTTGGATAACGACGACGATTTAGATAACGACGATTTAGATAACGACGATTTAGATAATGATGATTTAGATAACGACGATTTAGATAATGATGATTTAGATAACGACGACGATGATAACGATGATTTAGATAACGATGATTTAGATAACGACGATTTAGATAACGATAATGATTAAAGCTTAGTAAATGACGATAGATGTATTTTAATACTTTTATTAGTATTAATACATAAAAACGTATTTAATCCTTTAAACTTCATTTATATATCTAAAAAAGCAAGAACCATTTCTAATTGGCTGTATATAAATTAAAAATATATATGTATATGTTAGAGCCACAGAAAAAAATAGAAATGCTAAAAAATAAGATGGAAGAATCTAGGAAAACCTTAAATAATAACAAAACTTCCGCCAACCCCGCGGTAGCTCCTATTACTACTGCAATTGTTGGATTGATAATGTATGCAATAAGAATTACGTTTTTCTTTTTTGCTATAAACATTATTTTAGATAAATTTAAGCTTGAAGCCTTTTCATTTATAGAATGCTTTTTAATTTTTGCTGCAATTGTTGGAATTAGCAAAGAAACTGCGGTTAAACAAAAAACTAATGAAAACTAAACTGTTAATAACAGGTAAATCTTGTTCAGGCAAAACCACTCTTTCATTTAGGTTTAAGCAAATAGGAAAGCGGGTAGGAGTGTTTCATACTACACGGCCAAGAAGGCACAACGAAATTAACGGGGTACACTACAATTTCATAACAGATGAAGAATATAATGATATGCTGTTACGCAAAGAGTTTGTCATTGCAGAATCTTTTAATAATTGGCACTATGCATTAACAAAAGATGAATACTTAAACTCAGATGTTATAGTGTTAACCCCGTCTTCTATTAAGCAGTTATTTGATTCAATAGGCAAAAGTTTTGCTACATCCCCTTTACGTGATAGTGCCACTGCTGTTTTATACCTAGATGTAACAGATGATGTTATTAGGGATAGAATGATGCATAGAATGGATAAAGCAGAAGCAGAACGCAGATACTTAGCCGATATGGAAGATTTTAGGGAATTTATAGCAAACAAGGAATGGGATATATCAATAAACTACAATATAGTTGATAATTTTGCAACCATTTTTAATATTTTTTTACCAGAATAGAAAACTAAATACAATTCCATTAATATAAATTAAAACAACAAAATAATAAAATATGAAACAATACACGGTATCTCCTGAGTTTAAAACTCATGTTACTAGTATCCTTAACACAAACAAATACTCATTAGTATTTCCTTTTATGAACTTGGTTAACCGCGATGGTTTTGTGTACACCGAGTTTGAGCTCAATGAGCTTATTCAATTTTTAGGCGAGTTTCCATACAACGAGGTTGCTGAATTTTTCTTATTGCTGCCAACCCTGGTTAACGAAATCGGCGAAACAGCAAGCAATAATGATTTAAGAGAACATGCTGTGCCAATGCAG